GATAGACATCGAGTACGTCTCACCGCTGGCGAAGGCGCAGCGTCAGGGCGAGTTGAACTCCACCATGCGGATGTTCGAGATCCTCAACCCGCTGGCACAGCTCGACCCCTCGATCTTCGACTACATCGACATGGATGGCCTGGTGCAGTTCGTGACCAAGACGGTCGGCGTTCCTGCAAGTGTCCTGCGTCCTGAAGGCGAAGTGATGGCGATGCGTGAGGAGCGTGCGCAGCAGCAGGCTCAGCAGGCGCAGCTCGATCAGGCCAGCCAGGTCGCTGATGCGGCAGGTGCGGCAGCTCCCGCGTTGAAAGCTGTCGGCGGTATGACGCAGCAATGACGCCACAGGAAATTCAGAATCTGAGGAATGCTTACCGTCTTGTGTTCGGCACGACGGACGGTCAGAGGGTTCTCAGCGACCTGCAGGCCAGATGCAATTTTTACCAGACGACATGGAGCGAGAAGCCTGGCGAGACTTTCTTCCTGGAAGGCCAGCGTCACGTTGTCCTGTGGATCATGGACATGCTGAGAGACGACGACCACCGAGAGAGACCAACACAAGCAGAGGAGTAAAAGCGTGAGTGATGTAGCAGAAGCTCAAGAGGTAGCCCCCGAGGGGTCTGGCGAGTCTGCAGGTGCAGATTGGAAAACCGGACTGTCCGAGGAATTGCAACGCGATCCGTCGATCGCGCACATCCCCGACGTGCAGACGATGGCGCAGAGTTACGTCAACGCTCAGCGCATGGTCGGCGCGGACAAGATCGCCATCCCCGGGACACACGGCACCGAAGAGGAATGGAACCAGGTCTATTCAAAACTTGGTCGTCCTGAAGCGCCAGAAGGCTATGAGCTCGAAATGAATAACGTCCCTGACGGGATGGATGCGAACCCGGAGCTGATCGGATGGTTCCAGCAAACCGCTCACAAAGTGGGGCTGACACCGCAGCAAGCTCAGACGCTCGCCGATGAATACAACTCGATGGCGGGTGTCGCCGAGCAGTCGCCGGGCGATGCAGCGATCGAGGCCGAGGCACGCGAGCAGGAAGGCATTCGCGAGCTGCAGAAGGAATACGGGAAGGCTTTTGATAACAAGGTTGGCATTGCCAAGGCTGTCATGCAGGAACACGGCGGTGATGGTCTCCTCGAACTCACGCTCGAAGACGGCAGGCCTCTGGGATCGCACCCTGACCTTGTCCGCACGTTCGCAAACATTGGAGACATGATGCGCGCCAAGCTCGGTGAGGACTCGATTAAAGCTCCAAAGTCAGACGGCTCGATCACGCCTGATGACGCGCAGCGCGAGCTCGCAAAAATTGAGACGCCGGGCGGTCCCTACTGGGATCGAAATCATCCAGGGCATTCGGCAGCGGTAGCCGATGCTCTCAGATTAAGGGAGTTCGTACATGGCGATGACCCCGTATAAAGACGCTGACCTGCAGGTCATGCAGCTCCGCGCGAAGGTTTTAGAGACGGCCTTGCATTCGGCATCGGTAAACACGATCAAGTCACCGATGGAGTATTGCGAGGAGTTGTGGTCTTGGGTCGCGGACGTGGGACAACCGGAAGAAGCACCGGCCCCGAAGACGCGAGCCAGGCGTGCAACGAAGAAGTCAGGGTAGCGTCAGTAGCGTCCTGCTGACTGCTGGAAAGACAGCGGAGTAGTCGGCCTAACCGGCAGGAAGGTCCGCGATCCTGCGGATAGCCCTCTGAGAACTCTCGTTCTTGGAGACCTCAATGAGTACGCAGATCACTACTGCGTTCGTCAATCAATTCTCCGCAAACGTCGCCCTGTTGGCGCAGCAACGTGGTTCGCTGCTCCGCAAGGCCGTTCGCGTGGAAACGGTGACGGGCGAGAAGGCGTTCTTTGATCAGGTAAATGTTCTGCCTAGCGTGTTGGAAACAGCTCGCTGAAAACTGCTCAAATTCGGGGAAGGCTTTAACATGCTAATCCCGAGCCAAGCCGCAAAGCGGAAGGTGTAGAGACTTAACGGGCGAAACCGTAACGCTACGGGCGACGGTCAAGAGAAAGTCCAGACCACAAACAGCATTTTTGCTGGCGGCGAAAGCCGTAGCGGGTATGAACGACGCCTCACTCACGTCGGCAAGTCGCGCTGACAGACTATGAGTGGGCCGACCTGATTGACGATCAAGACAAGGTGAGGATGTTGGCTGATCCAACATCGACTTATGCCCAGGCAGCAGCCGCAGGCTTAGGTCGTGCAATGGATGATGTCATCATCGATGCCGCAATAGGCACGGCGAAAACGGGTGCTTCGGGTAGCACCTCGACGACGTTGCCTGCTGGTCAGAAAATTGCTCACGGCTCTGCGGGCTTGACGATTGCCAAGCTCATCAGCGCGAAGAAAATCTTGGATGCAAACGACGTTGATCCAAGTATCAAGCGCTGGATTGCAGTAAGTCCTGAGCAGATTGAAGACCTGCTCAACAACACGACAGTAACGAGCTCAGACTTCAACACGGTAAAAGCTCTCGCAACTGGCGAGGTCAATTCCTACGTTGGATTCGAGTTCATCGTTACTAATCGGCTGGATGATGACGGCACCTCCCGCCAGGTAATCGCCTGGGCAGAGGACGGCATCACTCTCGCCGTTGGTAAAGACATGTCAGCGCGAATCGACGAGCGTGCGGACAAGAGTTATTCCACCCAAGTGTATGCCGCAATGTCGATTGGCTGCACGAGGATGGAAGAAGAGAAAGTCGTCGAAATCGCGTGCAACGAGTAGACAGGAAAGGAATGACAGATGGCTAACGTCAATACTGATCTCGTCACGAATTTCTTGGCGAGCCCGCCCGTTCATAACCCTACGCATGAACTCGGTGGATCAATGCGCGTTGCTTGCGGAACGGTGGCTCTGGCCGCTGGCGATTTATCTGCAAGCGATACCGTAATGTTGGCGCAAGTCCCGACCAATGCCGCTGTTGTAAGCATCAAGCTCTACAACGACGACCTTGATTCGGGTACGACCAACACTTGCAATGTCGGCCTTTACACCGCCGATGGAGACGTAACTGCCAAGGATGCAGACTGCTATGCCAGCGCAATTACAGACCTTCGGGCTGCTGTGTTGACAGGTACAGAAGTTGCGTTCGAGGCTCGCAATGTGAACCTCATGGGCCAGCAGGTCTTTGAGGATGCTGGCGACAGCACCGACCCAGGTGGCTACTACCTGATTGGTCTGGCGTTCCCGGCAGCAGGTGACACGGCTGGCGATTTGAGCTGGCTCATCACCTACATTCTCGACTGAGTATCGGGGGGGCTTCGGCCCCCCCTCTTTCTTTTTGAGGATTCTGCATGACATCGAATGTGGACATCGTAAACAGTGCGCTAAACATGGTCGGTAGCTCGATCATCACGTCGCTGACCGAGGACTCTAAGGCCGCGCGTGTCTGCAATCAGCGCTACACGTTCATCCGCGATGCCGTGTTCCGCGCGCATCCCTGGAATTGCCTGATCCGCAGGGTCAAGTTGGGGCAGGATGCTACCGCTCCCGTGTACAAGTTCGCCTACCGATATAGCTTGCCCTCCGACCCTTACTGCCTGCGCGTTCTCACGATCTCGGATGATGGAGACGACGAGCGGCGAGACATCGAGTTCAAGGTCGAGGGCAATCGCTACCTGCTGACGGATGAGGGGACGGTTTACATTCAGTACGTCGCTCGCGATGAAGACCCCAACATGTACGATTTCCTACTGATCGAAGCTCTGGCTGCGCGCCTGGCGTCAGACATCGCCTACCCGCTGGTTGGGTCAAGCACCCTCAGCACCAACATGTTCGCGATGTACGAGATCAAGCTCAAGGAAGCGCGGTTTGCGGACGCCCAGGAGGGCTATCCAGACGCGATCGTTGCAGACACATTTATTGAAGCGCGATTCTAAATGGCGCAGGCGTCTCCTGCATTCACCGCTTTCACGGCTGGTGAGTTCTCTCCGCGTCTTCATGGCAGAACCGACCTGGCGAAGTATGGTTCTGCTGCGGAAGAGATAGAAAACTTCATCGTCCATCCCCACGGCGGTCTGACCCGGCGACCTGGCACCGAGTATATCGGGGAGATTAAAAACTCATCGGCGCAGAGCAGACTCATACCCTTCGAGTTCTCTACCACCCAGGCGTACATCCTTGAATTCGGCAATTTATATATGCGCGTCTACAAGGATGGCGGCAGGGTCGTTGAGGGCAACAAGACGATTACTGCAATTACAAAGGCAAACCCAGCAGTCGTGACCGCGACCTCACACGGATACGACGATGATGAGCATGTTGTCATCAGCTCAGTCGCAGGCATGACGCAGGTGAATGCACGCACTTTCAAGATCGACAACAAGACGACAAATACGTTCGAGCTTGCCGGAATTGATAGCAGAGAT